CTCGACGATGCTTGGTCCCATTTAATGTAAGGATTATTTGTATAATTGCCTTCAACATAGATGTATGCATCTACGTTTGAAACACTGCCGTTAGCTAGTGTGATTTTTGTATCGGTAACAAATAAGTCAACTTGTGTTAGAGAATTAATATTACCTGTAACATCTAAGTTACCTTGAATAACAACATCTTTGGCAAATGTTTTTAACCCATCAATATTTTGAGTTCCTGTAGTTCTAACCACAGTGTTATCTACAGCAACAGTATTTGATACTAATTGTAAGCCGTCACCAGGATTTATTTGATAACCTGCGGCAGTTGCGTTGTGAGTATAAATTAAGCCGCCGGCGGTGTTAGTGGTTATATATGGACCTGCTACGTTGCCAGCAAAGAATCTTGCATGAATATCAGCAATGTTTGCATCGCTTAAATCTAAGTATTTGGCGTAAAGCACATTAGCATATACATTTTTCCAAAGATTTGTTGCGTTACCTAAACTATAAACATTTGATGTTGTCGGTATAATATTACCAGTGATACTTGTTGTGCCGACAAATGTTGTGTTACCAGTAATAGTTTGATCACCAGTTGTTCTGATTACAGTATTGTTAACAGCAACATTATCTGCGTTAACAGTAATGCCGTCACCTGCGCCAACTGCTAGCACCCCGGTGGTATAAGTTAAGCCGAGACCTGCGGTTGTATTAGCAAGATTTATAATACCTGTGGTATTACTGTATTCAATTCCATTAGTTGCACTAAAGTGAGCGCGAACTTCTGTTGCACTCGGGCCAGTATATGTAAATATACCAGTACTTGAATTATACGATAGATTTCCGTCACCACCTGCATCAGTTACACTGATGTTGCCGCGTACTCTTGCAGCGGTAAAGTATAAATTTGCACCTTCTGCGAGACTAGTAGTAGTATGGTTTGAAATGTTACTGACAAAGCCGGTAACATTTCCGGCCAAGTTACCGGTAATAGGGTTAGAACCAAAATTAATAGGCTTATTAACAACAATATTACCATTAGCATTGTCAAAGGTAAATGATGCAACAGTGCCGTTGCTGTTTAGTGCAAGTACAGCTGAAGTATTAGAACTGTCAGAGTTAATAGTAAAAACGTTACCTTGTAAGTTTGTTACTTGTTGAGTAGTCTCAATTTGTGTAACATTACCTTCTATAGTAAGTTTACCTTTGATTACTAATTCTTCATCGGCATTAATGATAGTTCTTTTTGTTGACATTATCGATCCCTACACGAACATTGTGCTTTATTAATAACTATTTATCAATAAAAAGAAAAAGAAACAAGAGTCAAAAAAAAGCCCCCGTATTGCTACGAGGGCTTTTTCTCCTTAATAGAATTAACTATTACTGGAAGGATACGCCTGACAATGTGATTGCATCAACGTAGTCTGCTGCGTTACCAAGTGAGCTTGCAGTGTTTGTTAGTTCCTTATAACCATAACGTGTCATAAAGCTAACTACTGGCTCAAATGTAGCTGGATCCATTACTGGACCTGTGCTCATCAATGGGATGTATGGGCAGTAGAATGCTGGAGCATCTGTCTCGCTTGAACCCTTGTAACCAACTAGTACCTTTGTACCGTCTGCGGCGTAGTTGTCTACGAACACACGGATTGTACCGTTTAGTGTACCAACGAACTTAGTGTTTGTTGGGGCTTCGAAGCTACCTTCAGTTGTGCGAGCAAATGTTGATGTGCTAGCTGACTGTAGGATTGTTAATGCTTCTGGGCTTACTACGATGTAGTTACCTGCGCCGCGACGTGTACGTGCCGCGATGCGGTTTGCTGCACGGTTAACTTCAATTGCTAAAATAGCATGACGATCACCGATGTATGTTGGTGTACCTGTTAGTGAACCACCAAAGTTTAGTGTTGTACCTGCACCAGCAAGTGAACGTAGTGAACCGATAATTTCTTGGTCGATTTCAACAACGATTTCTTGTGCTAGAGCTTGCATGATTTCAGCTTCTACGTCTACGCCATGCATTGCTTCTGCGTCTTGTGCAGCCTCAAATGTCCAGCGTGCGCTTAGACGTCTTGTCTTAGCTTCAACTGTTTCCTTGAGGATCTGGATGCTCATCTTACGACCTGGTGCACCTTCAGCTGCTGCTGTAGCATCTGGGGAACCTGCATAAGTTGAAGCTAGTAGGAATGGGCTTAGAGCCTCATCACCAGCTGTTGCACCACCACCTGTCTCTGCGTAACGAACGCGGAGAGTGTGAATCTGGCCCACTGGACCAGTCATTGGCTGTACACCAACTAATTCGTTAGCAATAACGCTTGGCATTACGCGACGAATTAATGGTAACATTACCTTGTTTAATGTTGCTACTGAACCAGCACCGGTTGCACCTGCTGTAGCGGCCTCTGACAAATATTTTTTAGTATTTTCGAGGACCACATTTAAAGACTGCTTGCGATTACCGCTTAAGCCTTCTAATAGTGCTTCCTTAGTTGCTGACCAGTTGCTTTCAAATAAATTTGCCATCTCTTAACTCCTATTATCTTGAAAGTCCGGCTAGTTTGCGGATTTGTTCTAATTCAACGACATCCGCGTTGTCATCGGCTTCTGCTTTCACAGTTGCCTTCTTATCACCAGTGTGTTCTTTTGTAACAACTGATTCGTTTAATGCTTTTCTCGCTCTTGGTGTTTCGCCATCGAGTACGCTTGGTAGATACTTGTTAAAGGCATCTTCTAGCTTCTCAGTCTTAACACTTTCAAGTAAGTCCTGCATAATTTCTTTCTTCTCTTTGCCTAGTGGGCGCATTAGTGATTCTAGTTTCTCTTTACGAGCATACTTGTCCTCAGCAATACGTAGTTTGCTTTCTGTTAACTTAACTGCATCCTCACGGGTAGCAATTTGGTTTACAGCTTCAGCAAGTTTCTTTTCCACATCAGCTAACTGTTTTTGAACTTTTTTGATTTCTTTTGCTTCGTTTAAGTGGCTTGCACTAAATTCACTTGCAAATGCTTCAAATAATCTACGTCCAAAATCGTTCTCGCGAGCCGCTGTGATGTCATCACGGAATGTTTTGACTTCTTCGCTGATAACCTTATTAATGGTTTTCTCGACTGTGTCAGCAGCCTTACGAATAAAGTCTTTCTTAGCTTCAACAAGCTGACGCTTGCCTTCGCGTACCATTTTGACCTTTTGCTCAACAAGTGCTTTCTTGTCTTCGTGGAACTCTTTGAGTTCTTCTGCTAGCTGTTCTGTAACAAAGCTGTCTAGCTTTGCAACGTGTTCAGCTACACGACTACGGTCTGCACGTAATTCCTTAACTTCTTTAGCAACCATGCTGGTTACAAAGCTGTCAAGTAGTTTTGCGTGTTCACGTACGGCCTTGCGATACTTAACTCTTTCTTCTGCGAGTGCTTTCTTGTCTTCAGCTAGTTCTGCAACTTCAGCTTCAACTTTATTTGTGATAAAGTTATCAACAGCTTCTACGATCTGATTTTTGTCATGCTCGTAACGCTGTGCAAACTCTTCACGAAGTTCTGCTGTTAGTTCTTCTTTAGCTTCGGCAAGACGTGACTCCCAGGCTTCTTGAATGGTGCTACGAGCTTCTTCCGATAGCCCTACGCCTTCAAGTAGTTCGTTAAATGTCACTGCCATAGTAGGTCTCCTACTTACCTTAGTTTTAGTTCTTGAATTAAGCCAGTGATAGCTTTCATCAAATGCTTTTCTGCACTTTTATCGTGTGTGGTAGCATAAGCTATTTTATGAATAGCTTCACCACCTCTCATGTTGAATAAACTTTCATAGATTGTCTTTGGATATGCATCTGGCGCACTGGGCTGGGCCACAATGTCAACAGTAACAATGTCAAAGTCAGATACACGACCTGATTCATTAACATTACCACTACCACGACTACTAACGCCCAGTTTTGCTCCTGCCTTTAATAAAGCTCTCGCAATATTTCCCATTGGTGTTTCTATGATCTTTAATTTACCCATACCGTTTGAGCCGTCGCAATGCATATCAGTAATGATATGGCTTACGCGGTCCAAATTGATTTGGAGCTCTTCTGGATGGTCTAATTCGCCCAACACAGTTTCGCCCTTACTTAATCTAGTTCTCACACTTTCAACGGCACGTTGAATTTCACCCTTTGGATAAACTCTACCGTTTTGATTCTGTACGTCACCCTGGATGAAAAGACCTGCCATAAACAGATCTTTACCATCTTCAGATTCCATTAGCTTTAGACCTGCATGGTCTGCTGCCATATATTCGTAGAGTTTACGTGCCATTATAAGTTCTCCTACAATTAAGCCTTAGGTACGTTGACCTTGGCTGGTTTTAAACCAATGTTATTTGTAGGTGTGTGATCTTTTGGCTTGTTAGCACCGCTGTTGCCTGCGCTACCATCTTTAGCTTTTACTGGGGCGCCGGTTTCCCAACCTGCCTTGTGTTTAGCTACTGGTGATACACCGTTTGAAGCGTCTGCTGCTGGCTCTTTTGGTTTAGCTACAGGATTTGATAGTTTTGTTGCTTCTTCAACAACTTCGTTGTCTTCGTCAACTTCTTCGTCGAGATCATACTCAACTGAATCCATCATATCGTCTTCGCCAGCTTCCATGTCTGCCATTTCAGCGTCGTCCATGCCCATATCGGCACCTTCGTCGCCAGCCATTAGCTTTTCAAATTCAGCACGTAGGTCTTCTAGTTCGGCTTCTAAGTCGTCAACCTTATCTTCTAGGTCTTCTTCGCCTTCTTCGCCGGCTTCTTCGCCTTCGCCTTCAGCGCCTTCTTCGCCTTCTTCGTCTTCGCCTTCGTTAAAACCAGCTTCATCAGCATTGATTTCGCTTTCATCAGCTAGGATATCGTCTTCAAAGTCGTTACTTTGATCAATTGTTTCTTCAACAGCTTCTTCATCTTCGCTGTCTACTGTTTCTTCTACTTCTTCTTCTGATTCGTCGAGTACACGCTCATATTCAGCGCGAGCCTTAGAAACTACATATTCATGTAGCATTTCTTCAGCTTTTTCGTTTTGTTCAGAAAGAAGGAGTTCTAGAATCTGTTCTAGTTTAGCACGTGATTCTGACATTGTGGCCTCCTAAAGTCATTTTTAACTCACAGATACGGCTATACCAATATCTGCTTACATAACTACTTATAATGTGTGGAGTTTTATATGTTAAAATGGTGTGGTTTTGACTCAAAAGGCAAACTTTTGAGTCTAAACAGGTATTTAGTACTGTATATGTGAAAGTTTAGTACTGTTTTATGTTTATAGACCTGCTTCTTGTGTTGGTGTAGCGTACATTACTCGTACAAATTTATCGTGCTCAATTTCTTCTGCACGTTTAATTTCACGTACTTTTCTTAGCTTGTTTAGCTGTTCTAGTGTTAGTTTTGGCTTACGTGTATCGCCCTTATCTCGTCTTTGCAACGCATCATTTTCAGGGCTATAAAATTCTGTTAATCTCATTATACTGCGCCTCCTGGTGGAGTTACTGGACCACCTGGCGGTGTTACACCGCCAGCCTCAGGTGCTTCTGCGCCTGGTTCTGCAACTTCTAGATTTGATAAGTCTGGTTCCATGTTAGTATTTACCATAGATTCAGGTTGAGGTCTAATACCAATATTTTTTAAGTTGATTTGTTGACTTGAATCAACGAACTTTTCATAAGCATTTTCAGCACGCCATAGTGCTTCGTTTTCTTTCATTTCATCTTCAGTTAAACCAAGGTATTTTCTAAGTTTAAATTGATTTGAAAGGTAAGGAATACCCTGTACCTGTGCAAATAATGTTGCACGTTCGTTATCTAATTGTAGATCTCTATAACTGCTAAAGTTCATTGGAGGTGTAAATTTAACAGCAAATTCGCTTGGATCTATTTCGATACCTCTGTGCTTTAAGAATAATTTAAATTCAAAATCTAAATCTTCTTGAATTTGTTTTTGCAGACGTTCTACATAACGAGCAAAACGGAATTCTTGAATATATGCAATACCTACTTTACCATCGTTATACATTGCACTGCCATCTTCTGGGCCAGTAGGCAAATAACTTGATGGAATACGTAAACCACGTAGTAGTTTGTTGTTAAAGTAACGCAAGTCGTCAATTTGACCTAGGTTTTCACCACCTGGTAGTGTATCAACCTTTGAACCGCGGCCGTCTGCTGTTTGAGCAAAGAAGTAATCTTCTAACATACTCATTGGATTATATGCCGCATCAGCAACACCTGTACCACTGCCGTTTTTATTTGGTACACGCTTTTGCTGTACTTCGTACTTAACTTGTTCTAGATACTGTCTAGCACGATGTGGAGGCATGTTACCCACATCAATAAAGAACACACGACGTTCTGGTGCGCGGTGTACACGATAGATAATAATGCTATCTTCAAGCAGTTCTTTTTGCTTGAACACTTTGAAAATTGGCTCTAGGATACTTACGCCAAATGGCCAAGCACTATCCATACCTTCTGTTAAACTAATATGTACAACGTGTTTAGCATCAATAGGCATGCCTTGATCAACACCACTGATAGCGCCTGTTAAGTAATTACTGGTGCTAGTAGCTACACTGCTCATAACACCTGTTAAACCTTGACCGCTGCCATATGGACGAGCATGTAATGCGGCTG